CAGCGTCTTGAGACCGAAGTAATCTAGTAGGAAATCCCGCTCATAGTGGATGTGTGATTCAATCGTATCGGCGTGAGCACGCACAAGCGTAACAAACGCAGGGTCTAGAAGGGACGCCGGCTCTCCCTTTCGGTCGCAAACGGCTTCCAGCGATTCTACGACGGCAAGCATAGTGGAAGGAGTATTCTTTTGGTGATTGCTGATAGAAACCTGGCTGGCAAGATCGGCATAGTCGGGATGGATGGTGGACCAGGAGTATGCTAGGCTTGCAGTAATATTGTCCAGTTCGGTGGTTGTGATACCATCTACAATACGGGCAAGCACGCCCTGTGCAACCTTAGTAGGATTTACGGAAAGACCGGCAGCCGCCTTTGTAATGCGTTCCTGTACCTTTTCAAAAGCAACATCCTCACGGCGACCATCGCGCTTCACGACTTGCATGTTCTGTTCCATTGTTGCGAAATGTGTTCAATGATTTTGGACGCATTTCAGAACTCAATTTTTTACCGCACCCCTTAACAAGATGTTGTCTTGGATTGTATTCTCCTTTCTCGTATTTGGAATTGCCTTAGTTGGTCTTTCCACTCTAAATAAGAACCGACTCCATGAGAATTTTCAGGATGTCGAAGATCTAAACAATAATCGTTTCTGGTTCAAGGACTGGAAGTATGAAACATCAAAGGATAAGATGCCTGAAGGCGTATCGGATCGCAGCGTTTACGCGCCTGGTGACGCCTTCAATGTCACAACCGAGAAATTGCTCGCCCCTACGATTCAACCGTTAAGCGTTCTAGATGCGGAGGCAGGCTGGGATAAGACAACGTCGCAAGTATGTTACCAACACGACGCTGGTGAAGTGTTGAAAAAGACCCGGAATTACTTACAACGCACAAATAACTATCCCCGATCCTATCCCGATTCCTGCTCGGCACCGTTCCACGAGTTCTTAGGTACGTTCTACGAGCCATCTATGGGAGGAGTAGGACAGACACCCAAATCCGGCACCGATTTTCCTCCGTCTACTCAGTGTGCGTCTCCTCCTCAGATGTAGTAACTCCTTCCCACTTATCTTTGACCGATTCTACTGATTCGTCATCACTTGTTTCATCAACAAACATTGCCTTTTCCGCATAGGTTCCATCGCGACGCGCAATTTCCACGTCACGCCAGAACTTCTCGTACGCCGGTTGACCAACTTCTGCCCACCAACGACGATTACGCATGTAAGTCTTCGTAAATAAGTCATGAACGTACCACACTGACTCTTCCAGCATCACCATTCCACTGATATCCGTCGGCATCCATCTGCAGCAATCGGTGAAACCGGATTCGGTCGCAGGAAAGAGTGGGCTGTAACGGTATTCATACGAGTCAGGGTTGGACCGCGGTTCTACCGGCTCTTCTCCCTCAGCAACTGGTACCGCCACCGGTGGTGCTGGCACCGGTGGTGCTGCAACAACACAAATCTTCCCCATCCACGGATTCTTTGTGCCCACCGCCGCCGAATACTTGGCATCCTTCACAAGCATAGCAGTAAACCGCATTTCTACGTAGTCCACGGCATCCACATCGCATACCTCCGCCTGAAGTTGAATCTGGCAGTAATAATCCGGTGGAATCGTACCGGTAAGTTCACGCGTGATGGGCGATTTGATTTCTACAAGGCGCCCGCACCGGGGTCCGCTGACTATCAGTCCATCAGGCGACGCTGCCAAACGCGGCAGAAACGGATGCCGAATGCGTCCCAAACCGTCAAAGACCGCCCCTTCCGCAAAACACCGCTCGTATACATCACGAACCACCGGCTCATAACGCCAGCCCCATTTGAACGGTGACAGTTTTCCTTCACTGTCGTAAGTAAACACGATTTGCGACGACGACGCCGCCGCCATTTCGTGCTCATTCACCACCACCGGCGTTCCGCACTTCTTTGCAATAACAAGTCCGCGACCTGCTGGTGTCCCGTACACTACGGAACCGAACTCATGACCTGTTAGAAGTTCAAGACTCTCATTGTGCCACGCTGCAGATTTCTGCGCCGACTGCGGCAGCTCTTTGAGTCGCTTTACATTTTCAGGTTTTGCAACCAAATTTTTTAACGCAAGATCGCGTTGAAAGAGGAAATACTCGTAGTATAGTGCGCGTAAAATAAGAATCGCGTCATTTTTCGCACGAATTGATTTAAACGCCACGGAAATAAACAATTTATTGACAGTGTTCATTTCCTCTTCCATCCAAGCGGAAAGGTCATACTCGTCAACCAGTGTTGGTGCTGCGGCTGATATCCAGTCTTCAAACCAATCAATACATGCCGAGTAAGGCATCTCTATATTGGTAATCATTTTGTATTATTCGCTTCCCTTCTTCTTGGTTTGACGAGGTACCTCAATTTTAAAAGAGGCAAGGTGCGTTGGATTTCCATCACGAACAATTTTTAAACCACGGATGCTTAAAATTTTGCCGTTTTCGTAAACAATTTGTTGTTTCGTGTTAAGTAATTTAGAATCATTTGCCTTTGCTAACGCCTTATTCAAAAGTTCTTTTTCCTCCACAGATAATCCAGGATACGTTTCAGCAAAGGTGCGCAGTTTTTGTAGACGCAGTCCACGCTCTAATCGCAGCCACGGTTTTGTTGTGGACGCCGCCACCGATTCTGCCTCAAAGAAGTTTGTAAGGCGAGACATAAATGAGACAGGCTTATCGGCAATTTCACCACCAACATTTACACCAGAGATATCGGTAATAACCGGCGCAGCAGCACCTGAAATATCCGATTCTGCTGCACCGCCAGCAATAGGAGACACAGGAAGTATAGGTGTGGGAGAGGTCGCCCGCTTACTATTACGTCGTGTCTTTACACGGAACATCTTATTATTAATATTAAGTGCCAAAGGTTTAGACTGTCCGTTCTAATTCGCATATAAGAAAAACCCCAAAGATAGAATGGACGCTAATGATTCTATTGACGCACGATGGGATGCTTATGAAAGGTCAAAGCGTTTCGGTTATCCTGGACTCCATGACCCCACGGCGGCGCCACAAACCTGTCCTATTATTCGTATTCGCAAAGAGTACAATGCGCGAGATGCTATCAATAGCCGTGCGTGGGACTTTTTCCATGCGACACCGCCGACACAGGTCTCGTCGTCAAATCTACAACGCAATCCTCCGGCATATATGGATATGAATCCTATTGCATCACGTACTAACGCAGTTAAGTATAGAAATCAGCCCGAGTATATACCGGATCCAGTACGAGGACCAGCAACGACAGAGTCACTTGGTGTACCTCCGCCAGCGGGTCCTATTACGCCACCCGCCAAGGAAATGTCACAGAATCCCTATATGCAGCGACTAGATGCACAGGGCGACGGATCGCGAAACATTATACGCGAAATGAATGCCGCGGTATATGAGGATAATCGCGAATTGAGCATAGACACGGATCGCTCCCTTACACAGCGGCAGTTTATGGACCGTTGGCTTCCGCCCAAGGCGGCAACGGATATTAATTCGCTACAAGCGTATGAACTATTAAGACCGAAGCAGGATGACTGGCGCACGGCAAATAAGAAGTAAATCAACATCCATTGTAAGAATGCCAGAGACGCGTAAGTCACCGAAATCGCCAGGAAAGGCTCTAGCAGAAGCGCTTGCAAAGGATCCAATTTACCAGGCGATGATGAAAGGAAACATCGCGTGGGGAAATATATCATTGGAAAACAATAAAACCCGTAAATCTCCCAAATCCCGTAAATCCTCGCCGAAAAATAACACTAAGCGGAATGCCGCAGATGTTAAGGAAATATTAGACGGGTTTAAGGTGCCGGATCTCAAACTGCGCAAGGGCATTTGGGAGAATTTCCCTGTTGCGTTGGTTGCGTTGGATGACGGCAACGGCGTTGACCGTTACGGTGTGGCATGGCACAATAAGAATTTGAAGGAATGGTCAAAGACAAAACCGAAAAGTACGAACGAACGCACTAATTACCAACATTGGTGCGAAGTACGCCTACTCCATTCAGTCAGGCAGTATCCTAGACAGTATAAGATATTGCCAGCCCGTAACCCAAGCCAGTTATTTGTACTGGAAATGGTATTTAAGAAATAAATTTAAGCAAATAGGATTTTTGGTGGTATTACCACCATACATGACATACGGAAACAAATGATAAAGATGAATATATTGGTCAGTAGAAGTTCAAACGATTCTCTTGATATATCCATATCATGTCCTGAAACAACGGTCTTCATCACTTCTGACATACTAGGAATACCATCTATCTTTTCAATCTCTGTAAAGATACATCGTTTATATGTCTTTTGTGATACATGGACAATTACAAGTAACATTAGGATAAAAAGGCACTCCCATAGTGATGTTGAAAAGAGAGATCCAAAGATGATAAGCGTACAGAGCAGAAAATGATATATACGTATTCCCGCCGCGGCAAGAATATTTAAAGCTCTCATCTTACTTTATCCATCTATTTTTACAATTAACTGAACGATACTACAATCTCGCACTCATGGATGTTTACCTTTTTCATGGCGGAGGTTGTAAGCTCGCAGCGCTTCTTTCGGGACGTCTTACTTCCCTCGGCGGCAACAGGCGGCGTAGCGACAGAAATATCGGAGCCGGCAGCCGAGCCCGCACCCGCCGAACTTATGCTATTTGTTAGAGACTCAGAACCACCAACGGATACAGTGCTGTTTGAGCGCGAATAATGCTCCTTTAGCGTATTATTCATATCCTTCTCAATGGTTTCACGGTTCTTAAGAACATAGTCATAAATCTCCTTTTCAATAAACCAACGGAAGAAGTTGAGCTGTCCTACAGTGGTAACAAAGGGCTCTTGTCCGCGTGCCTCAAACTGAATACGCTCACGACGGCAAAACGGATCAAACAGACGCTTAGAATATGCATTGAGTTCACGCTTGTAGTTAAAGTATACAAGGAAATGACGATTTTCCTTTGTGAATGAAGTATTCATCTTCTTTGCATAGTTGGTTACGAAGTAGTCTACAAGCCGAAGGCTGATTTCCGATTTTCCTTGTAGAATTGATAGTAGTTTTTCTAGGTTGCCCGGAATAGTGTAAAATTCCTGTAGCCAAAGAACAACCTGATCCTGCTTACAAAGAACGCGCTTCTGGTTTTTGAAGGTAACAGCGCGGCGCTCAAGTCCAGAGGACACAACAGGCATAACATCTTGCGACGGGGTGGTGTCGGTCATAGTGTATTCTAGCCATAGAAAAAGGAGATTCATTTAGACCGAAGCAAAACACATTCGTCTTCAAAGGCATACGCCGTTTAGAATGCCTAAGTAGGGAGACAGATGTCTGTTACAATTTATTTGGCGAATAAGGGGTTCTCACTTCCTGTGGGACGCCTTGATTCCGCACGAAGGAAAGCGTATTTTGCGAATCCGGCGGACCCAAAAAATCAATTGGTGCCGGAAGAGATTGAAATTCTTACCGCATTAGGTATTAATGTAGGTGAGCCGAAAGCTTTAGAAGCTTTACAGCCGTATTTGGCACAATTCTTTGAACAGCTGCCGCAGTGCCAATCCGATTCAAGTGTTATCTTATCCAAAGAATGCGAGGTAGTCCATCATGTATTATGGACAACGCTGTTTAACGCACGAAATCGCAGTGATATAGCACACAAATTAAATTGGCGGGAAAAGAAGCCGTTGGCGGATTTATCAACGGCAATTAACGATTCGGTACTGAAAGATTTACAGCCAAGACGGGAAGACGTAAACGATATAGATAGGCTATTTACATTGTTATTGAAAATCGATGAAGTCGCTGTCCCGGCTGTTCCTGCTGTTGCTGCTGCTGCTGCCGTTCAGGCATTTGATGTTAACAAATTGTTTACACTTGTTTTACGCAATGCTGAACCTGGAGACGACAAATCAACAGCATCGGGTCCATCTACTATTTCATCGGTCTCTCAGCCCCCTGCCGATGGATTGGTACGACCACCAATCATGAAAAATGTACCTACAGGACCTACGCAAGGTCCTCAACCAAAGTCATCATGGTTCACACGACGAAAGAAGTCGCCATTTACTCCGCAGGGAACACAAGTAAATTTCAATAGTCCAGCAACCGTGCCGAATAAACCATCATGGTATACACGTAAGTTTGGTAAGAAGCCATTGAGCAGCGGTCCGCCGACACAAGGGCAGATTAATTTAGGTGGTCCAACTGATACGTTCCAAGGTGAAAATCCTATGTTGCGCCAACGTTCACCTATCAATCGTGAAGGTGAAACCCCATTTACACAAAGGTCGACAGAAGTACCATTAGGCGGACCCGAGCGTGAGGAGCCATCAGATAATCGCCAAGGTGAATCTCCGTTTACACAAAGATCGACGGAAATACCATTGGGCGGACCTGAGCAGGAGGAGCCATCAGATAATCGCCAAGGTGAATCTCCGTTTACACAAAGATCAACGGAGATCAATTTGGGAACAACACCAGCAGGCATATTAAGTGTTGTGCCTGATGCGGCAGAAATTAACAATCAATGCCAAGGAAGACCTAGACCGACTGATCGCGAAAGTCACGAAGAGGAGTTCAAACGTTCACTTTACTACTTTTATTCGGTCAAGAATCAGGAAGAGATAGATTTAAACAATGCGTCATTAAACCAAGAGACCGAAACAAGATTTATAAATGATTGGCAAAAAGCAATAAAAAACGCAAAGGATAAAATTTCGGCTTCCCTAAAATTTTTAGACGTTCCACAAGATAAATTAATGGACCTGAATGATTTATACCGTAATTTCATCAAGGGTGGGGAGAGACCAAATCCAATCTTAGCGTACGGATGTAATAAAATAGGAGAAACGGCATCAGGTTTTCTTGAGCGTTTCTATCAATCGGTGGAACGAACACCCAGTGAACGCACCTACTTATTCCAACACGCCGATTGGTCTTCAGGAGAAGGAAGCCATATTAATTTAGAAACACCTACCTCAGTTAACGCTGTAGATATTTCGGTTCGTGATACAAACGTAGACCAACAGTATAAAAATGCGGATATTCACAATCTAACAATTCTTACAACGCGGGATATTAATTATGTTGAAAATAATGCTTTTGGGTTTAACTATAATATTCAAGGTAGACATATAACCGATTATCTCCTTATTCGTGATCTATTTGCGAAGAATAAGAATTATGTGTTGGATATTAGCCCGCAGTTAATATACTTATTCTATAAGGAGCGTAACAGTCCTCGTCCTACACCAGATGGAGGGTCTATCACAATAAATGAGGCATTCTTTAAGAATGCGTTTGACGGCAATCATATACCACCACAATTGTCATCCAATATACAAGTTCAGGCACAAGTAGATATGGCATATTATGCAATATGTAATGCGATTACAGCAGCTGATAATAAACCGTACAAGTTTTACTCAAAACCTACCTCAAGCAAGTTAAATGATATTATAGAATGGTTGGAAAATGCAACGCCTAGACAATATCAAACAATAATGAATTTAATGAAGTGGGCTGTGCCGACGGAAACACCTATCCAACAAGCGGCGCTCTTGGATCTTTTCATGTCAGTCGCAAAAAAGCCGAAGTCCTTCTTCAACAAGATGTTTACAAGGAAAAACAAGAAGAATAAGACAGATGCGGCAACACGGAAGAATAAGGCGCAGAATGAGGCAGCAGAGGTTGAAGCGCTAGCACAAGTACAACCGGCAGAAGCACCTGCACAACCGGCACAAATGCCTCCTACAACAATTCGTCCGCTACCAAATACACGGGGAACCCTGCCTATTGAATCGGCACGTCAACAGCAGGTCCCTCAAAGATTATTGTTAGAAGCCCCAGAACGTCCTAAGAGAAATACGAAGGGTATGAATGATGTAAGAGCTACACTAGAAAAAGCAAAAGCAAAAGAAAATGCTTCTAGATTTATACAAAGTGCACAAAGTGAATTGAATGCACTGCGAACACAGTCACAGAAAGAGGAGCAAGAAAAGGATAATGATACTATTGTATTACAGCCGCCACCAGTGCCAACACGCACATTTGGACAAAGATTCAAGAATATGTTTAAAGGAACGAAAAAAAATACAAAGGTTCCATCTGCAAACAATAGATCTTATTACGAAAATAATAAGGAACAGACGGCTGCACCGGCGGCACCGGCAGCAGCACCAGCAGCACCGGCAGCAGCACCGGCACGCATACCACCAAGCGTGCTCCGTGCAGCATTGGCAAAGGCACCGGCAGCACCGGCAGCACCGGCAGCACCAGCAGCACCAGTAGCACCAGCACTATCACAACTAGATTCAGCAATTAATGACCATGAAGCGGCAATACGCGAACTGAATGCAATAATTGCCCAAAAGACGGGCGAATATCAAACGAAGAAAGATCAAGCCGTTAATGCAGGCAAACAGCGAAATACTGCCAAGTCAAATATTGTTAAAAATCTAGCAGGGAAAAAGGCATTAAATTTTACAAGGTCTGCTAGAATAATAAATGGTGAACTTACAAAAAATAGAAAACGATTAGCCGCATTACAACAGTCATTACAAAAACTTCAAAATGAGAAAACTAAACTTGAAGCAGCCAGTAAAGCACGTAATAAAAAAGTATTGGCAAATGCACAAGCGGCATTAAAAGGAGCCCGTGAACAAAATGCTGCCATTTCACGTATAATTCAACCTCGTATCAGTCCAGAAGAAGAAGCATCTCTTCAAGCCGAGTTGAATGCGCTATAGCCCGGAATAATTCGTAAATAAATACATTAACCTAATAATAGAGTATGGCTACCTTATTAGGTTTTCAAATTGGGAACGACGTCGATACTGTTATGTTAAGACAGGAATCCCCCTATGGATACTCAAAACGAGATGTGCCTGCTTTGTTAGAATTTGGGATCCTTATACGCGATCCCAAAACAAAGCAAGTAGTCATGAATCCTCAGCTTGATTTTACGGTGGAGGATATCCGCGACTTTCTGAATTGGATTGTTGGTAAACGGAACCCTCCGTTACCTCCACTTGTCCGTAAGTTTCTATGTCTCAAGCGTGCTCGTATTAAGAATAGCATTGCCAGCGTAGGAACAAGCCCAGCACTAAGAACGCGTGAGACACAGCAGATTGCTGAGATTGATACTATGTTACGCGGCGATGGTGCTACAAATGTAGAGGATTATAATCAGTGTTTAACGGGTGGAGCAGGAAAGTTTGATTCAAAGCTGGCGGCTCAGTCAGCAACCGCAAATGCAAAGGCTGTTACGGGTCCTACAGGTGCAAAGGGTGAAACGGGACCGACGGGTCCAACGGGACCAAAGGGCAATAATGCTGTGCCTATTAGCACTGCCAAGGGTCCTGTAGGAGTAGAGTCATCATCAACAAATAAGAATGGACATTGCACAACCATTGTGAACTGTGATAGCAGTGAAGTTATGAAGGAGTTAGCGAAGATTGAGGAGATGATTAATAGTTTGCCAAAGACTGTGCCGGCAAAGGAGGAACAAGGGGAACAAGGGGAACAAGGGGAATCGGCGCAACCAGGCGTTAACAGTGATACAGCATCAATTTATTCATTACAGCAGGATATTCAAAATCTTAGAACACTGATTGAGGCACAGCAAAAGACCAGCCCGGTTGTACAGAAAGCAGAGGATGCGAAGAAAAATGCAACAACTGGCAATTTGGATGAAGTAATTGCAAATATTCTTGAAATACGCAATTATATACGGGACCATCCATGCCCGCCGGTACCTGCTGCCGCCGCTTTAGGAAAACTAAATGAGATTCCTGCTGCGAATCTGCCAGAGGCGACTCGCGCAATTCTTTCTCAGGTGATTTCCATGCTGACAGAGCATTCAAGTGCAACAACAGAAACACTGAGAGAGATTCGTACACAATTGGATAGTCTGCGAGAAACAATTAATGAACAACCGGCAAAGTTAGCAGAGGTTGTACGTGAAATTCTACCAGGTATCACGGAGAAGTTTAGTGAACTTCGCACAAAGATAGAGGAGGGCTTTGATAGACTTAGCAGACAGATATCAAGCTCTACTACGGATATTCGCAGCAATATTGCTGGACTTCCTGCGCCGACCGATTACACAAAACGCTTTGATGATATTGATGCTGCCATTAAGGCAATTAAGCCGTACCCAGAGCCGAACGACTATGGACCACAATTTACGCATATTGATGATTCAGTTAAAACTTTGTACGCAGCGGTACAAGTGATTGCAGGAAAAGATTACGAACGCCGCTTTGATGAGTTGAATCGTAAAGTGGATGACCTGATGGCGCTTATGCGTAGATGTTGCGATATGGGGCAACTGGCACTACCTGCGCCTGCGCCAGCACCTGCGCCAGCGCCAGCACCTTATGTATTACCGACACCAGCAGAAGCACCGGCACCGGCACCGGCACCAGCGCCAGCACCAGCGCCAGCACCAGGACCACTACTACTTGAGAACTGGAACGGACCACCCCTGCCAGATCCGCGAACACTTTTGGAGCCAGGACCGAGACCAGGACCACTACCATCTTTCCCCGCAACACCAACACCAACACCGCCTGGACAACAATTGCTCCTTAAGAACATGAATAGACCGTTAATGCTTGAGAATAAGAAAAACAATAAGAAAGATGATAAGCCGAAGCGGAAACGGATAGTGATTGATAATAATAATAATAATGCAGAGCCGATAGGAAAATATGATGGCGTTGAAGAAGACCGCGAACGATTTGGACCCAAGCAAAGCCGCGGTTTACCGGCAAGCAGCAATGAAGAAGAGGAAGAAGAAGAAAAGCCAAAGCGGAAACGGATAGTTATTAAGAATAATAACGCAGAGCCCATAGACAAATATGATGATAGCGATGAAGAATACCGCGAGTCATTTGAACCAAAGCATTATCGTAAGAGAGGATATGAGCCGGCACCAACACAAAGTAATAACAATGAAAGTGATACATGGACTGCGAATAATAAGAATAATGAGGAGCCACTCCTTCCACCGGCTAATAATGACGAACCCCCGCCCCCTATGCCAAATAATAGTAATAATAACAATTCATTACCGCCACCGCCACCCAATGATGAAGAAGAGAAGCCGATAAACAACAAGCTAGTCATGGGCGTAGGTAAGGAGGGTCGCATAACAACCGAGGTCGGCAAACAGTTAAGCGAAGCCATAACACGTGAACCAAACAGGGGCAAAGATATTAACAAAGATGAGAAATATGAACAACTCAAGGAACTTCAGGCGGCGTATGAAGACGGTGATAAGGTTCGCGACTTCAAAGATGTAGAGCCGCTTATCAACGAATTCTTAGAGGGCTTTGATCCCAATGGACCACTAAAGACCGCTTTCCTCAAGAACTATAAAACGAAATTGGATAAGACACACTGGACATTATACCTGAAGAATCTGTTTGAAGCCATTGGAAAACTAAGCAATAAGCCATCCGTACTCAACACTACCAGAAAGAAAGGCGGCAAGCGCAGTGAAAGAAAATCTACCCGCTATACAAGAAAGCGTAGATGAACATTCTCTTGAAAGCAAAGTATAGTTTTTACAGCGCGCTAGTCTTTTTCCTAGTTGCCAACCCTGAGACCTACAAGATTACCGATTGGCTGTTCAGCCGGTTTATGCCTGAAATTGCAAATAATGCCGGCGCACCAACTCCTGTAGGTCTCTTTGTCCACACCATAATTTTCTTTAGCGTCATGTTAGCACTCATGATGTTTCCACGTGATTAAATATCGCCCGGTTAGTTAAGAAGCCCTATGGCGTCAACTCGCCGTAAATACCATCCTACTCGTTATTACGCTGGTCTCAGTAAGACCCAAAAAGCAAAGCGTTATAAGGAGATTCAGCATTTTGGCGCCATGAGTTGGCGCTCCCCAAAAGCCTACAAAGGGTTCAAAACCGATGTAGGCGTCAAGACAAAGACCTCATCCTACGTTGAGCAACTGACCCGTAAGTTCAAAAAACTCGGCGTTGACCCCAATAAAACCAAGTCCCTTAAGGCAAAAGCCGCTGTCACCGGTGTCCCCTTCCGCTACCTTAAAGCCTCATACAATCGCGGACTTGCCGCCTGGCGCACCGGTCACCGACCAGGCGCCACCGCGCAGCAGTGGGGTTACGCACGCGTGGCATCCATGCTTGTCTGCGGCAAAACCGCCCAGGGACCCGATGCCGATATTGTTAGAAATGCCAGGAAATCTTCAGCATCCGCCCGCAAATGGTGGAAGAACTGTAAGCCCTAACCTTAAACACCATACCCAGCCGGTGCAGCCCCATTGCGCCCATCAAGGTCCTTTTTCGCCTGTATAATAAGCGCGGGAACAAGTGCCATAGCCGTCCGTGAAACAAACCAACCGTTTGTCACATATTTAAACATTCGGTCTTGAAACATCGCCTCTACACGCAGCCAATGTGCCGCCTCAGTCCAATCAGGATGAATTCGCAATTGATACTGATAGCACCGATGAACCCGATAGGAACATAGTAGATCCGCCTGGCGAACTACGTGATACACGCGATCCCATATGCCATGGTCAGGAAAGACGGGCTGTCTATCTACCATCGCCCCACATAACTTACTATAGGACATCGTAGTAATCATAGCCAAAAGCGCGTCAGCCCGCGCATCAGACCATCCAATACTTGTTAGAAACTGATGGACGTGTAGGGACGCCGTATCAGGATCTACGTACTTCTTATCTACACAGTCGTGAAGAGCGGCAGC